CATTTGTCTTGGTGTTCAAGGTAAGCTTCTAAATTATCTAATATGCCCATAATCTGATTATAGCATAATATTTTACTCAACTAGATTTATCTATTAGGTCCAAACAAGGGAGTAATTGTTGGATGAATATCATCATCATCTGACCATTTGCCTGTAGAGTATCCTATAGATCTATTAGACATTATATCAAGTGCTTCCATTGCATCTCCTATAGTATTCTCTTCTATATCATTAAAGTAGTACTTGTTATTATTGGTATTCCAGCCCTTCCAGCCCGCCTTTTCTTCCCAATATGCTGCTGCTGTTTTCATGGACTCTGGATCATTAATTATTCTAGTTAATGAGTTATACATATTGACTTCATCAAATACAGCATTTCTCAGTGAGTCCCATCTCATAATCCTATTTACAATAGCTTCAATCATTATCTGGATCCTTTTCCCACTCTAATCTTCCATCCCTATAAACTGGCCAATATCCCAATGGACGCCAGTCCATTTTCATTATTTTAGGCTCATTCATTTTTAAGCCTTTCAAAGAGATCCGCATTTTCTTCAAATACCTTCTCTATGGCGATCTTAAGACGCATAGACCTATCTAGGTCATACTCATCGTCGAATTGATCTGAATTCATCTCTCTCGCCGCCGCACTTTTCGCTTCACTATATTCGGTCATAATACACTATATTTCTAATATAAATAATTAAAGCTAGAGAGTTATTCCCTAGCCTTAACTTAAAACAGTTTACTTATTCTGCTGCTGGTTCTTCTGCTGGTGCATTAGCAGCAAGGTGGTCCTTGAACCACTGTGGGCAATCTGTTTCAGCGACATAATCAAATGTTACCTCGCCGTTAGCTGCGCCTTCTGCGTCCTTACGAACGAACTTCTTGCCTGGAACGTCGACTTCCCAGGTTCCGATCTTGTCTGACCAAGTTGCTTCTAGACTCATGAGTTTCTCCTTATTGTTTATGACTGTGATCCCAGTCTTCTCTCCTTATTATACACTAAAAAAAATACTACGTCTAGCCTTCTTGTGGTTGTTCTGGACTAGGAAATCCTTCAGATTTTTCTGGAGTTACAGTGCCTTGTGGGCTTATCTTTTTATGTGTATTGTCACAAAACGGGTAGTTTCTAGACATATTGCAATGGCACATTGCTGGCATTAAATTTGACCCTGCGCTTCCACATTAAATCCATTTTCTCTATCAAACAATACATAGTCCATAGATACAATATCAAATCTTTCTTTAATTAATCCTATAACCTTTTCTAGTTCTAGCTTTCCGCATGTGTATAGGTCAAACTGCAACAGTCCTGGATTTACCTGGTCCCAAATATGAAATGCTATGTGGCTTGTTTCGATCATAACTATTGCTGTTAACCCAGAGTTTCCCTCTGCGTCATTATCTACAAACTTGGCAAATGGTCCTTTGATAATTTTCATATCAATTTTGTTCACAAGGTTTTCTAAGAATGCCACTCCTTCTTCTTCAGTTCTAATTGGTGAGTTGACCTTAGCATTAACCAAAAGGTGCTTGTGGTATATCATTTTATACTTCCTCTTTATCTATTTCTTCTGTAAGATCAAACACTATCCCCTGATCGGATACTTTACCGCATCTTAGGCATGCGTTGTAGGACCTTCTGGTATACGGGCAATTCCCAGCAAACCGAGTGTCGTGCCCTTTAAATAAGCACACAATTTTTTCAATAATATTTAGCATTTCTTAATTATATAATTTATACAGATCCTTGTCAACCATAATGTCTGTTGAGCAATTTTAGTTAATTGCATTGAGTATACTAGGAATGTATAATTAAACAATTATGAGTAACATGAACCCTCTACAATGGATAGTTTTGATAGGAGCCGCCCTTTCGGCTCTTATATACATAATTAACAAAGTTTCAAAGCTATTTAAAACTTGGTTTCAGTTTATTGATGATTGGTACGGCACAGAAGATAAACCAGGTATTACTAAGAGGCTAAATGACGGTCAAGAGCATTTTGAAAAAATAGATGCTGAGCTTGCAATTATTAAAGCTGAACTATTTAACAACGGCGGATCTTCATTGCGTGATTCAATTGATAGAATTGAACGTGCCGTTACTAAAGACAACTAAACCAATATACTAGCTTCTGATTCATCTATTGAATCATCGATTGTTCTTCCGCTATGTTCTTTTGAACAGTTCCCACAATTTTTACACATATTGTCCTAATATGAAATTCCCCCCTAAGTAATAGGGGGGAATTGCTTTATATACTATACCTTTTTAGGCCTTGTTTTTCTAGGCGCTTTTGGAATTAGAGATGTTTCTCTACGTATACCATGTTTATTTGTATCTATTTTTAAACCCTGTCTTGGGTTCTTTCTAGTAGCTTCTCTACTTGTTACCGCACCCGATGGTGATGGATTAGGTGGGGTTCCCATACCAGTTCCGTTATCACTCACCAGATATAAATCTTTCTCTTTGTTCTGGAGTTGCTGACATATTTAATGTTAATCCTGCTTCCCCATCTCTTGTAACATCAAGGATGCCGCCAGGAATATTTGCAATACCTGTTTCGCTTCCGATGCTTTCACAACCGCATTCAACGCACATGATTTACTTTGGTCCCTGTGCTGATGCCTGATTTGATACATCTGTTGATGGGAATGCTGACTTTGGATCTGCAGCGTACTGCTCTCCCAAGCTGTTTGTTGCTCCTGGCTTTGTTTCGTTAAAGCCTGTTAAATTCTTTCCGTCTGACATTTTATTTCTCCTATAGGTTTTTATTTAGATAGGTCTAGAAGTCTATCTATCCCTCTATTATATCATTTTCTGTATTTCTCGTACCAATGGCCTTCACATATCTCTATATAGTTAGATTCGGTACTTGTAAGCCTTGTAGCAGGCTTATCACAGCCTTTTATTTCACACGTATTGGTCATAGTCCTCTATAATCTGCTTAATTTTTGCTAAGCTTTCTTCGGTGCTTTGAACTTCATCTATTGTAATTTCTAGGTTTTCTATTTGTATATTTGTATCAGAGGTATAAAATTCATTATCTCCATAAAAAGATATAATGTTGTTTCTAATACCCGAAGTAACCTCTAAAACTTCATGTGCCGAGTCTAAGTTTCCTTCAAAGAATATGAATGTACCAGGCTTTGGTTTAATCTTAAAATCATTTTTTATAAATCTAATTTCTCCGCCTTCAAAATCATCATTCAAATACAAGAGGCCTGATCTGTCGTGTTTATTAAACGGTCTTGGCTTTAAATTACCGTCTGATGTTTCATACCAATTGTCCATATGTAAAGTATTTTTCGCTCCAGACAACATCCTGCTCCAAAACATACTTTTTAGGTAATAGTCTCCATTATAATGATGAGAAATTGTCTTTGCAGTTCTATCTGCAATCCCAGCCAATAAATCCAAGCCTACTTTATAGTTAGATGCTTCTAAGGAATTGCCTTCGGCTTGATCATATTTAAAATAATTTTGTCCATCAGACAATCCCTGCTTGGGATTTTTTTCTGAAAAAGATGGTCCAGCATAAATCGATTTTCTGCTAGTAGGAGTTATAGATAAATCAAAACAATTGCTTAAAAATTTACATGTATCTAAACTTATATAATTTTCAATGGCAAATATCCCTGTAGTTATTTCTTTAATCACGTTTAATATCAGCTCCTATATAATTAATTATATACCTTAATGTAAAGTCTGGGCTCCATGATGGAGGTATAGTTAGAGCAAGTAAACTTTGAATAACCTTTTCACGAATTATATTTTCGTGTTCTACAGGGATATCTGACATAGTATTACTTCTTCTTTGTAGTCTTTTTTGGTGCAGTCTTCTTGACAGGAGCCTTCTTAGCCTCTGACTTCTTTTCCACCTTTTTAGCTACAGTCTTCTTTGTAGTTTTTGCCACGGTAGATTCCTTCTTTCCTGAATCTTGTGCAACAATGGCATTAACCTGCTGCTCAAGCATCCATAGTCTTAGTTTCTTAAACATTTTATTTCCGATCTAGTTTATAAGTAATATAGTCTATTACTTGTTTTGGATTCCAGTGCTCTGGTAATTCAAAGTCTTTTATTTCTTTTAATATTTGCTTTGTATATTTTTCTTTAAAATAATTTTCTAGTTCATATACACTGGGTTCCATAAGTTTATTGTATCATTTATAAATATGTGGGGCAAGAAGTTATCCTGCCCCACATATTAAATTACTTCTTAAGTGTTACCTTAAGCTTAGGGAACTTAGCGTTCCACTTTTTAGCAAGGGCGTTGTATTCCTTGACGTATGTAGCCTTAGCAAGATCTGCTGCTGCCTTATCAACAATAGCCTTAGCCTTTAGAGCATCAAGTTCTGCCTTTGCTGATGCAAGTGCTGTTCTCTCTGCTGCTAGAGATGCCTCTGCTGCTAACTTAGCAGCATTTGCTGCTGCAAGTTGTGTTGTAAGTGCTGCTAGATCTCCAGCCAAATCACGAACTGCAATAATCTTTACAGATGATGCAGAAGGTGTGCTGAATCCTGTAACCGCTGCTGCCATGTCTGCTGCTGCAGCATAGAATACAATTGTTACTGGACCTGTTGCTGGGGCAACAAACTTAACGTCTGCTGATCCAAAGTTTGTTAGTGTTGCTCCTGTTGTTACTGTTACTGTATCAAGAGTTGCACCATTTGCAATTGCATTAAGAGTCTTTCCAGAAATCTTATTTCCGAATACGTCCTGTGCTGTTGCTGTTACTGTTACAGATGTTCCTGCTGGAGCAGAATCTACACCAGTTACGGCAATCTTATCGATTAGAGTAGATGTTCCTTGTAGGAAATATGTTACAGTTGTGCCCTGATTTGTAATTGCTACAGAGCTTACTGCTGTCGTTTTAGTATATACATAAAACGTTGCTGTTGTTCCTGTACCAACATTTAGGCTCCATGTTGCTGAACCTGAAGATGCTGTTACTGGTGCTGTAGAAGTTGCAAATGCTGAAACTACTACTGCATTAGTTGCAGAAACATTTACTGCTGTTCCTGTATCAACTGTTACTACAAATTCAACTACATCTAGTGAGTCAACAGAGTTATCTGTTGGTACTGGAATTGTAATTGGTGATGTTGCCGATGTTCCAGCAGTCTGTGCTGTCCATGTCGGCGATGCCACTGTGCCAGTGTTCTTCTTAACAGAAGTTACAACCATTGGCGCAGCACTTGCAGGTGTTGCGAGTGTACCCATAGCAACGGCTGCAACCATTGCAAGAGCGATCTTCTTAAATGACTTCATTTAATATATTCTCCTTAATTTATCCACCTCTGAATGAGCGTGGAATCCTAGTTTAGCATATTTACTTTGACTTGAAAAGAGCACGGATCTCCGCCTTCATCCCACTCTTTAATTTCTTCTTCTGATAATGGTGGACCTTCGTGTGTATTACAAAACACATCTGAAATCCAGCCCCTATCATAACCGTTCTTTATCCAAATTTCAAATTCAGCATTATCTGAATCAAAATCTTCTATAGCCATTCCTTTAACTCCTTAATTAGGGAGTGTTTTGGCTTAGCTCCAATTATTCTCTTGACTGGTTTTCCATCTTTAAAAAGAATAACTGTTGGAATGCTAACAACCTCATACTCTACGGACTTAATAGGGTTATCATCAACATTTATTTTCCCAACCCAGATTCCATATTCTTCTGATATTTCATCTAATATTGGAGAAAATATTTTACATGGTCTGCACCATTCTGCCCAAAAGTCTATTAGAATTAGATTATGTGACTTTAGTACTGCATCAAAATCACTGTCGTTAACATTAATCATCATGTCTCTATTCTTTATCCTTTAGCTCTTCTGCTGCTGCATTAAATCTATCCATAAAATTTTGAATAATAAATAATGTAGTGTCATGAGCATTTTTTTGCAATGATTTAAACTTTTCTTCAGTTTTTTCTGATTGTGGAAGCGCAACTACCCACTGATTGTATAGATCAGTTGTTACGCTTTCTACAATGCCTTCAAGTACGGTATGCTGATTAGCCATTTATAGCCTTCTCAATATCAAATCGTGCTTTAACTGTAGGAATTTTTGAACCTTTAGTTTCTCCAGCAGTTTTTAATACTAGAGCATAAAGTTCAGAGTACGATAAAAGTGGTTTTGCAGTTGCAAGCTTTACCCAGTTTGCAGCAGCAATTGAAGCTGAAACAGAAGTTCCAGAAACTCTAGAAATTTTACCACCAGGCAAAGTTGCATTTGTTTCGCCAAGGGCAAAAATATCTGTTAGGTTTTTATCATAGTTTGTATAGTTATTGATACCGCCTCTTTGGTCAGTTGCAGAAACTGCAATTGCTGATGGCACACAGGCTGGCCAATTAATTTGTGTGTAATTAAAATTATTTCCTGCTGAAAAAAATGCAGGGATTCCCAATGAAGACAGCTTGTTTATTGCTAGATCCACATTTGAAATCTTAGGGCAATAATCTGCAGATCGTGAGTGTCTACTCATAGAGCCCTGTGCCATAGAGACTGCTTTAATGTTGTACTTGTCTTTATTTGTTGCCACCCAGTTTAATGCACTTTCAATTGTGCTGTCTGGAACTATTTGTCTCCTGCCATCGGCAGTATGCCCAACTATTCTAATAAAAACAATGTTCATGTTTGGATTAGTATTGACAGCAACAGATGCCATTTGTGTTCCATGTGAAAATTCGTTTGTAGATATAAACTTACGATCTACTACTGAAGCTCCCAAACCTTCTTGGTATCCTGAACCATTTGGACATGTGCTCCATCCAATTAAACAAACTTCATGGATTACTTTGCCTGAAAAAATTGGCAATGAGGTGTCTAGCCCAGTATCAAGTATGGCTAGCGATGGTGTATTGATTGTGTTATTCTTTACTGCTGCGTTACCAGCATAAGAATATTGAGATAATATTACGCTTAGTGAGGCGAATACCGCCATTATTTTTTTGTTCATAGACTCATTCTACTAAATAGGTACAAGCTTGTCAACAACTTATTCTTTTGGCTTTGTATACCACTTACCAGACTCAAGCTCTTTACGCTCAAGCTTTCTAATCTCTATTAAATTAAGTAATGTTTCTGTTAAAACTCCGACTCTTTCTGATAAAACAGCCATTTGAATTTCAAGTTCTCTTAGTCTTTCAGACTTTCTCATTCCTGTATCTCTCTGTCTAGTGGGGTTGGTGCTGTTGCCAAAGATCCACATCTGGCACATTCCATATCTAGAAAATACTGAGCTATTTGATAATCATCAAATTGTGCATGAACTTTCCATATTACAGAGCCGCATACACATTCATGCGTAGGGTTTCCCCTTAAGTCCATAGCTTCCATATTTTGCTTGCTTATTTCTAAGTCATTGTCTTCTAAAAATGGCTCTACATCGTTTTTATCAACTACCATTAAAACATTTTTAGAAAAAAAATCATTTGCTTTCTTATAAGCAGAAAAACCTAAAACAGATAATATAGCAACAATGAAAGTATTCATAGTCTTATTATACCTTAAACCTTGATATAAGAAAAGGGTGCCTTTACAGCCATATTAAACTCTGCCGCTGCTTCAAGTGCTGACTTGAGTCTTACTTGAGGATTCTTTTGATTTCTGGTTGCATACAATGCTCCCAGAGCTATTGCTCCGCCGCTTCCTTCTGCCATAAAGTTTACAACATTTTCACCTATATGAAAGTCTTCGTCCATAGTAAAGATTCTTCCTTCTACTCCAATAAGAAAAATTCCGCCTTCGTCTTCTTGCCCAGAAACTTGAGATCCAAAACCTTGTGACCTGAAAGCATCTTTTACAGAATCAACAAATTTTGTTCTCATAAATTTATCTAAACCAGAATTTGTTTTTGTTGGAGTATACTTTGGTGGTGTCCAGTTGTATTGAAGAATTTGACCCATTCTAAAGGAATCTGTAAATGCAATGCCGTATTGTCCAACTTTAAAAACTTTAGGATCTTTTCTAGAAAGAATCCATCCTGTTTTATCATCTGAGGCAGCGTGATCGGCTCCCATGTATACTACCCCATTTTGGGCTATTGCTACTATGCAGGTCATAATATAAGTATACTATTTATAAATTCGAAGGTCCAGGGCTACAAAATGAGCTCAGAAGCAGTAATTTCTGCCCCAACATACCTCTTTTTTAGTACTTGCTCTCTAACAAATTCTGCTCCGTGCTGTCTTCCAGCAAGGATAATTACCCACCTAGGCTCAAATTTTGACTCTATGCATGTTTCGCACATTAATAGGTTTATATTTAAAAGTCCAGACGGTTTTAAATTTAATTTATTCTTGCTCTTGTTACAAGAATAGCATAGTATCTTATCCATTTATTCTTCTGTAGTCCTTTCAAAAACAAACTCGTCCAATATGGCGAATTCAGAATTATCTATTAATTCTTCGTGCTCTTCATCATCTTTTTTATATTTAACTAAGGATGCATATGCCCCTAAAGATTCTACGGTACCTGTAGTTTGGTAGTTATGTAAATATACAACTATTACAGTTTCATAAAATGTTGGCACTTGGCACTCCTTCAAGTTCACATCTTACTCCATATGATTCTATTACTTTCTTTACTTTAGTAACATAATCAATAACCATTTCTTTTTTTATTCCTTCAAATTGAAGAAAATTATCTTCATAAAGCCTTAATGCTAAAAAATCTGGGTATTTTGCTATATCTAACAATAACATTTGAGGCTTTTGTATTTGACGTATAGCCTTTTTCATTTCTTCAGTATAAAAAACAGGTTTGTTTGGCTCACCGTTCCAATGATTTATGCCATATTTAAAATGATCATTTGCCATGTTTATCTTTTATTCTCTTCCAGACTTCTTTTGTTTTATGTACATTTCTAGATTTATCTACAGACCCTGAATTTAAATAAACTCCGCCCCATATACCATGTTCATTATTTTTAACTCCAGTTTCATAACAAATTTTTATTACTGGACAACCCAAACAAGCTTCATCTATACTTTTTGCAACATTAACGTCTACTTCATATTTATCATAAAATAAATTTGTATCCATACCACGGCATAAAGCTAAATGAAACCATTGAAAATCGTTTCTATCTATACCAAGCTTATCTAAAATATTTGACATATTTTTTTGAGAGTTTCCATGTTCCTTGATTACTAATAGATATTCTATCTACCAATCCCCATGAATTATTTTTAAAAAGCCCATTTACGCTGGTATACCCGTTGTGATCTTTATTCCATATTAATAGATCATAATTGTTCCAAAAAGATTCTCGTTGTCCATTATTATATCTTTTAATAAAGACATCTACGCCTTTTTCGGTTAGGCAGAGCATTTTATTTCCAATCAATTATTCCGCCTAGGTATAACTATTATACCGTTTTTAAACATGGTATGTCAATACCTATTTAATAAAAGTTCCATTCCATATAGACTTTTTAATTGGCTCTTCTTTATCTTCTTTATCGTATGACTTTTCTACTGGAACACAATTTGGAACCATTCTGCCATTTTTTTCTTTCATGCCCACTTGCTTATATCCAGACCAACAAGCCTTTTCCATGTTATTCCATTTGTCTTCTTCTTCGTTATCTGATTGATAATCTTCTGATTTAGACATATCTTCAATTTCTGTAGAGTCTTCTGACTCCATTTCTGCATCTTCTGTTTCTACCTCGTCATCAATCATTGCTTCAATAGCTTCTTGAAGATGTTCTATTACCGCATACATTTGTTCACGAGTAACTTCTGGTCTTAATCCCTTTTCCATTATTTCTCCTTTATGCTAACTACTTTTACATTTTTAATTTCATCATCTATGCCAAAAATATCGTTAGCATAATCTAAAGCATCACCCTCATCAAAGGCTTCTACTTCTGCCTCTACTTCAAGTTTTACTTTATAGGTGTTCATTTATTTACCGCAGGTTGGGCAAACTCCAGTAGATGATGTCGATGGCTTTGCCGCTCCTCCAGACTTAAACTTTGGACGGCCAAACCCTACAATAGAAACCATTACTCCTGCTTTATTTTTCTTAAATGCACGAAGTTGTTTACAAGCCTCTCCGCCATTTCTTTGGCTTCCTGACTTTTTAGAAGAAGTATTTCCTTCTATACACCAAACTGTTCCGTCTTCATTATCTTCAATCACAATTCCTACGTGAGAAATTCTATCGACACCATCTGAAGGAAAATCAAAATAGACGATATCTCCTGGCTCTGGATCTGCAAGATCTCCATCAATCCATGCACCAGCCTTCTTAAAAGCCTGTGCACCTCCTGGGGTATAAACAGTGTTAGGAATCTTTACGCCACTTTCTGACGCACACCAGTTAACGAAACTTCCGCACCATGGTTGGAAGTTTGCTTTCATGAAAGCACCGTATTTGGTTTCGTTGTCTTTAGGACCTTCAATATATCCTACCTGAGACTTAGCAACTTGAATTAATCTAGCAGCGCTACCTTTGGGAGCTTTTGCTGTTTCTGCTGGTACTGGAAAATCTTGTGACATTATTTAACCTTCTTTCCAAACTTAGCCCATGCTCTTTCATGAATGTAGTAGCCTATTGCTTCCCATCCTATATACAACAGTGCTCCAAGACTTGCGTACTCCCACTCTCCAGTAAACAAGTAAATAACGCCAGCAACACCAATTAGATGGAATGTTTCCCAGCTTGCTGTTTTAATTAAACTTTTCTTATTTGACTCTGACATTATTCTTTATCCCAATCTGTATCAACTGGTTGTTCTGCTGGCATTGCGCCGTTTGGCTTTGCTGCTAAACGTGCTGCAGTTGCATCAATTTCTGCTTCAAGCTTCTTGTCTGCCTGTGTGTTCTTTGCATCCATTTCTTTATTTGCCAATTGTGCTGACATAATATCCTTAGCACCAGATTGACCAATCAGTAGACCTGCAAGTGTTCCTGTAATAAATGTTGCAACAGAACCAAGCACATTAAAGAACATCTTATCGTTCTCTGATTGTCCGCCAATTGGTTGTGTTACGAAAATTAGAGCATACAGAATGCCCAATGTTGTGCACAAAAGGATTGTGCCTAATGTGATTCCTAAAATAAATTTTAATCTAGCATCTAGATCTGATGCAGTAAGTCTTTCTTTAGCCATTTGAAGTACCTGTTTCGGTTGTTGTAATTTGATCTTTACCAATTACATCTTTAGTGCATGTGCCTGTCGCTTCACAAATTGGAGGATTACATTCTGCCTTCTCCCAATTAGCAGGATCTTGACATGGGTATCTATAAAAACCCTGATACCCGCAACTAGTTAATGATAGCATTAATAGCCCTGACAAAGCAATAGCAGTTATTCTTTTCATACCACTATTATACCCTATTCTTCGTCTTTTCTGAGAGGTATGGTAATTAGCCAAATTACAGTAACTGCCACTGTTGCTATACCCACTACATCCTGTGCCGTCCCTGTAAGGGTCAACCAGGCTATGAAGAATCCAAGGAGGGTCCATAGCTGGGCTATGCTTTCCTTTATTGCTTCCCATATCCAATTAAAGAAACCTTTAATTATTTTCATTATATCCTCCTTGTCATGGCTGCTGCCACAATATTTCCTGCAATAATTACAGGTACAACTACTTCTTGTGCTTTTTCTCTTTGGTCATCTGTCATATCCTTACCCCATTCTGATGGGCTAAGTAATTTTTCAAAATCTATATCTGCAATGGCTCCGATTGGGTCTGATAAAAATGCTTCTGTCGCAACCTCTGTTGTTGCATCTGCTAACGTATATGGCATTGGAGCACTAGCGTTCTCTTTAATTCTATCACCGAATTCTTCTAGAGCTGTTGCTAAATTTTTATCAGAAGCTGCTAATACTGCCACCTTTGCTATCTCTTCCGTTTTAATTCCAAGGCCTTCTGCAACCGCCGCTTTTTGCTCTGGAGTTAATTTAGTTAATGTATCTTTGCTTGTTAAATCTGCAATTAGGTTTGCTGTCTCTTCTGTGATAGTATTGGTAGATGGTTCTTCAGAAGGTTCAGCAGGAGTTGGCTCTGGTTCAGGAGTTGGCTCTTGATCTATATCCGATGGCTGAGGTGAAGGCTCTGGTGAAGGCTCATCAGTGGGCTCTGTCTCAGGAGTTGGATCTGGTGTCGGTTCATCTGTGGTTTCAGAATCTGGAGTTGGAGTGGAATCGTCTGGTTCAGTTTGTTCAGGTGATGGCTCAGGAGAAGGTTCAGGCGTAGGATCAGTTGTTGCATCTGGAGTTGGCTGCGGTTGATTTGCCATAGCAGCAGCTATTGCTGCAGCAACTCTTTGTTGTTCTTCAAATTGCCAAGTTTCATTATATAATTCCCATGCGTCATCTATTGCATTATTTAAATCAATAATAGATTGATTATAAGCTGACTGTGTATTATTTTTAGCAGTTAAAGCATTTGCTGTAGTTGTTACAGCGGTATTATACGTAGTAGTCTTAGTTGTCAGAGTTTGGTTGCATGTTGTTAATGTAGAGTTTGCAGTGTTATATGCAGTAACTTTATTATTATAAATAGCTAACTTAGTATTATAATCTGTCTGTGCCGCCGCCTTTGCAGTTACTGCTGCATTGTATGCGTTAACTTCTGCCTGTGTTGCACCAGGGCCAGAAGAAAATGTATTAAGATT